CGTCAACGGCACGCTCGTCGATGCGTCCATCAACGGCGTCGTCGGTGACCCCGAAGACTTCGAGACGAACTGGGGGCAAGGTGCCGCGGCGATCTCCGTCGTGGCTGACTTCGCGAACAGCACAAAGACCGCGGACGACTTTGAAGGGGTGGTCGACACGACGCAGATCGTCACGGTCAACTCGAACCCCGCAGGCGACTACACCGTCACCATCAACGGCAACGCGTTCCTCTACACATCACCCGGCGCAGAGACGACCGGCGCCATCGCGCTCGCCGTCGCCAACACCATCACCAACAACAGCGCGCTCGCGTCGGCGACAGCGGTGGGCAACATCATCAGCATCAAGCCGCGCGTCACGGGCACTGAACTACTCGTCACCACGACTGCACCGACGGTCGGGGCGGTCACGCTGTACGACGCGATCGACTTTCCGCTGCTCGCTGACAACTGGATCGGGCAAGATAACAACCCCTATCCCTTCTGAGGAATCTCATCATGGCATCAACCGACTGGACCGAACTCACTGGAAGCATCTCCGCCGCTGCGCTTGCGCGGGGCGTCACCTCGGGCATCACTGTTCCGAATGGTGGCGGCTCGTTCACCTACGGCTTCAACTCCATCGCGAGCGGCGTGACCGGCATGGCCGGCAGCTTCTACTCGTTCGACGCGACCTTCAATCCAACCGCCGCGAACAAGGGCGGGCGCATCACCGGCGCGATGAAGCGAATGCCGAGCGCATCAAACACCGACTACGCGCCGTTCCTTTTCATCCTCGCGCAAGGACCGAACGCCACCGACAACTCGTACATGCTCGGCTTGCAGGACGATGATCCCTCGCACATCGTTCTCGTCAAGGGGCAGATGAGCGCGGGCTTGCCTGCGGGTGACGTTGGCACGAGTGGCATCCTCCGCAAGTCGGCCGCAGCGATCTCGGTCGACACGTGGATTCATCTGCGCATCGACGCAGTAGTGCAAGGCACCGGCGACGTGATCATCACAATGAAGCAGAACGACCTCACGACGAACACCGTGACCGCGCCGGTGTGGACCGACATCGACGGCATGGCGCCGTTCACTGATGACGCGCTCGGCATCAACTCAGGATCGGTGCCGTACACGAGCGGGCGCTTCGGCTTCGGGATGTACTCCGCAAACGTGTCACGCCGCGCAGCGTTTGATCAGATCACCATCGCACGGCAGGTCTAAGTCATGGCGTTCGGGGCACTGCAACGAAGCTCAAGCTACCGCCAACTCTGGCGACGGCCGGTGAACCACGCGCCGCGTGCAGGTGCGGGCACCGCTTCGCTCGTGCTCGGCTCTGACGCGCGTGACGAGAGCGCAGTGCTTCAAGCAGGCAACCGCATCCGCGTCACGTCCGATGCGGGCGTGATCAACGACACCCGATTCTTCTACTGGCTCGGTACGCTTCGCCTCAATGAAGCACCGCCGACCGGCTACGGCTGGCGCGTCACGCTGACCATCGGCGGGCTGTCATCGTGGTCGGACACCTACGACTTCGGCGCGGACGAACTGAGCGGCTTGAACTTCCCGCTCACCATCGACCTCAACGACCTCGCGCACAACGTCACCGGCGTCGCGGGGAACTTCGGGCTTGAGGTCACGCTCACGCTCTACGATGACGGCGGTGGTGCTGGGGTCGACGTGCCGTGCGTGTTGCCGTCGCTGTACCTCGACCAGATCACCGCGCCCGTGACGAGCAGCGACCTCGTGCTCATCAACCGCTACCCGCAGCCGGAGCAGATCTCCGTCTCGCCCGACATCGAGGCGTTCTCGTTCTTCGTCGCAGACACAACCGGCAACGGCATCGACACCGCGAACACCACCATCACCGTCGACGGCGTGACCGCGTTCGCTGGCGGCGTGTCGCTCAACGGGTTCGTGGTCGCCGTGTCCGCTGCGCAAGGGCTCACCGGCGATGATGCGAAGTTCGTGGTCGACTTCCCCGTGGCTACCGACTTCGTGAGCGAGCAAGCGGTGACGGTGCAAGTGCAATCGCAGAACGTGCCCGGCACCGAGACCATCGACGAGACGTACACGTTCACCATCGCCGACACCATCGCGCCGTCGGTGCAGACCGCAAACATGATTGACGTTGACGTGCTGCGCTTGACGTTCAACGACACGATGTCCCCGGCGCAACTGCTCACCGCGTCGAACTACACCATCGCCCGCACGACCGCGCCCGCCGTGCCGCTCACCGTGATCGCAGCGGCAGCGGTGCCCGGTGACGCGACCGCCGTGGACCTCACGTTCCAGTGGGACGCATCGCCCGGCGCGGGCTACACCTTGACCGCACAGAACGTGACTGATGAACGCTTCAACGTCATCGATCCGAACGGGCAAGAGATCACGTTCAACGGCTTCGTGTGCGACCGTCCCGCGGGGCGTCGCTTTGAACTGCTCGACTTCATCCCTGAGATGAACATCCGCGAAGACGACCCCGGCACCGAGGCCGACCCGAGGGGCGGCACGGGCGACCTTCGCAAGTTCATGCTCGTGTTGCAGGATGTTGTCGAGGTTTTGCTTTGCAGCATCGACCGGTGGACTTCGATCATCGACATCGACAAAGCACCCATCGAGTTCGTCGAAGCGATCCTTCAGGATCTAGGCGACCCGTTCGAGGCGTGCATCCCCGACCTCACCGAGAACGATAAGCGCAAGCTCGCGCGGATCTTGATCTCCATCTACAAGCAGAAGGGAACCGACCAAGGCATCATCAACGCGGTGCGGTTCTTCCTCGACAGCGAGGTCACGCTTGACGTGTTGAACTTCCGCCCGTACTGGCAGCTCGATGTTTCGTTGCTCGGCACGAGTACGACAATCTCACCAAGTGTAGGATCTCCGTTGTGGTATTCTTTCTACATTGTGAGCCCGGTCGTTTTGACCGACGAGCAACGAGAACGAATCCTGTGCATCGCGGACTACATGAAAGCTGCGCACGAGCATGTGCTCGGCGTGATCGAACCAGGCGGCATCGTCACGCCGTCGACGTACTGGTTCCTCAACCTCTCGGCACTCGGTGCCGACCCTGCGGTGCTCGACTCGACAATCCTCGCACCGTGATCAAGGACAACTGAGATGGATCGTTTCAACTTTTATTTTGAACAGCTTGTCGGCGAGGCCGACATGGATGAGGTCTTCGACTTTGCGGAGAACGCTGACCACGCGTTGATGACTGACAACGGGTACACCGGCATCGTGTCGGGTCTCGGCGTCACCGAGAACACCGTGCCCGACCTCAACGTCATCGTCGCCATCGGCACCGCGTACGATCAGACCGGTCAACGCATTCGCATCGGCGCCCCGCAGACGCTTGACATGAGCGTCGACTCGAACAGCGTGAGCACAACCGTCGCTGTCAACGGCAACGAGAAGTGGCTCTCGATCTTCGCGCAGTTCACCCGCGCGCTGTCAGACCCGCGCATCGACGGCAACGGCGTCACCGTTCAGTACCGTGAGGCCGAGTCGTTCACTTTGATCAAAGAGCAAGGCGCCGAAGCTGCGCCCGGCACGGCCGCGTCGTTGCTCGCCGCGAACAGCGAGACGTACGCGCTCACCGACGGCAACACACTCACGCTTCAAGTCAACGGCGGCGCGGTGCAGACCGTGACGTTCAACACCGGTGACTTCGCAGCCATCGGCGCGGCGACTGCCGCTGAGGTTGCGTCGGTCATCGACACGCAGACAACCGGCGTGAACGCTTCCGACTCTGGCGGCGCCGTGCTCATCGAAACACTGACCGCGAACGCCATCGCAAAACTGCAAGTGACCGGCGGCACCGATGCCGCTGCGTTCGCCTTCCCTGGTAGCATCGCAAGCGGTGCAGGTGGACCGACACCGCCCGCGCTCAAGGGTGACGCGCTGCTTCTCGCTGACGTGTTGATCCGTCGCGACGGTGGCGGCACCACGACCACGCAGATCTTCAACGCGCCCGATGCCGGTGGCGCTGCGGGGTACATCGAAGGTTCGCGCCGCGAAGTCACGTTCATTTTCAACGGCACCACGTTCGAGATCCGCGAGGGAACGATCACCGGCTTCGCGACTCAGCTCGCGCAAGACCTTCAGAACCACATCAGCAACACCGGCAACGCGCACCCGTCGACCGCCATCACGTTCGACGGCACCGGCAGCAGCGGCCCCGACCTGCCGCCGCTCGGTGCGACTGCGACGGTGGACTCGGCGCTCGATGAACTCGACTTGCGCAAGGCGTCGCTCGGCAACGACAATGCGTTCACGGGCGGCACCAACATTTTCAACGGTGCGAACTTTAGTGCGACAGCCTCAACCCTTCTGAGCCTGTCAGGAAATACCGCAGCGCTATCAGGTACGGGCGGTCCAACGACTGTGCAGGCAGATGCAGCAAATCTTCTGCTTCGCACCACGACCAGCGGAGACGTGGTTGTTACCTCACCTGACGCCGTAACCGTTACTGGGAACGCGGCTGCTGACGGTGTTGTACTCGATGCACCGACAACGAACAGCGCGGTTCGACTTGGCAACGGCACGAATGACGACCTGCGCCTTGAGGCGACAACGAATGCGAACAGTGCGGTTGTCTCAGAGACTTCTCAACTTCACTGGTCCGCAGCGAATCACCCATTCA